AGAATAAACTGGTAAACTTTTACGAGATAGCAGGAGAAGACGGCAACGCAGTATGGGGCGGGGAAGATCCGCATAGCGCAGTCCAATGGCTACGCCAATCACCCTTGAACTCACGCCTATTAGTATCTTGCTGGGAAGCAGGGGAAGAAGATGCGCGGTTGATAATCGAACCTATTGACATCACAAAGATTGTCTTTGCGGTAATGGCAGGTACACAATGAGCCTAGTAATCGGAATAGTTATAGTGATGTTGATAGCCTATGTTCTAATCGTATGGGAGGACAAGACAAATGATGGAGGCAAGCAATAAGAGATTGGTTGGTGCTGCTAATCAAGCAGTACGCCAACGCAATTACAGAAGGGCAAGAGATCGTGCGCTAGTACGTCTTGCTCATCTATACCCTGATACCTATAAGCAGTTGCTTGAAATGGAGAAGAAAACAGATGAACAAGAAGGCAAAACTTGGCTTGACCTTAGCGGTAATACCATCCCTGTTGTTGGTGTTCGTATCCAAACAGCAGGAGGAAGAGGTGCCCCTGCCACCAAAGGAAACAGCAATAGAAGTACGGACGAAGGCAACGATGGAGGAGAAGCGTGAGAACAAGACACTTGTCATTAGTTACGCAACAGCACTCGGATACCCCAGTCGAGAAGTCAAATGCCTTGTCGCCCTATGGACTCGTGAGAGCAGGCTTGACCACCTCGCAGATAACCCCAGAAGTACGGCTTACGGAATTGCTCAACTCCTTAGAGAGCGCAGTCGAGAGCCTGAATTACAAATCCTTCGTGGCTTACGATACCTTGAACACCGCTATGGAAAATCTGCGTGTCGTGCTCTCAAACATAGTGACAGAAGAGGATGGTACTGATACACTTTAATTCGCATCCTCCTTTCGGGCGACAAAGAGCCTCACCGCTACCCTTCCTGCGGTGGGGTTCTTTGATTTCCAAAGACAAAAAGCCCTAGTCAATTAAGACTAAGGCTTGTTGCCAGCACTCCGTGGCGGGTGCCACGTTGTGATAAATCATAGCACTATCCACCAGTAGAGTAAAATCCTTTGCCCTTAAACGTAACAGAAGGAGAAGACCACACACGACTCATAGTTGTGTGGCAATCAAAGCACATAGGGTCACTAGCCTCAGCGTAAATAGAACGCTCAATAGTTAGTTCACTATTACACTTGTCGCACTTGTAATCGTAGTTCATTGGTAAGGTGACTCCCCTCCCATAAAGTTAAGTATCTTACGCAAAGCATTGGAACATCTACGATCAGCAGTAGAGATGGCACACTCTGTTGCCTCACTTAACTGTTGTAACGTGTAGTTCTCGTGGTATCTAAGGCGCAAGATGTTCTTCTCATCTTCTTCCAGTAACTCGTAAGACTTCTTGATGTCAATTAGTGTGGCTAATAGGTTGCCACCTTCTGCTGGGGCAGCAGGCTTACGCGGTGTGCCATCATTGACTAGGTTCTGTGCTTGTTCAATAGCAGTATCATTGACCACGCTTGCGATAACGTATGGCAACAACTGAGCAATAGTAATAACATCATAGAAGGATTCATCATTGGTCTGGTATCCAGACCTAGTGGCCTTCTCTTTACGGGCATAGCGTTCAACGCCACGCCTCATCTGGTATGCGATACGCTTCTGATTGATAAGACGTTGGGTGTCATCCTCTTCATCAAGTAACTCATTGAAGTAAGACACACGTGTCATCAACCAAGCGTATGCTTCTTGCGTTAGGTCAGCACGATCTACATACTTACGATAGCGACGGTGAACAATGGTTACCACGCTAGGTACAAGGTCATTAAGTATTGGATGTGGGTCAGTCACGAGGCCAGTTACCATCCAGCACCATCAGTGCGATAGCACTGTAGTTAAGTAGATCAATAAAGGAATCTCGTAGTGATTCATTCTCAGGTGTAGCACCAGTGTCAATCAAGTGATTGATGCGTGCTGTCTTATCCCACATACGCACACGTAGACCATTGAGTGGTCCACCAGGGGATAGACTAATGTTGGTTGGACCGTAGTCCTTGTGCTTCTTGATGAGCAGGTTGCCTGCTGAATCTAATACTTCCCACATATCAGTAACAAACTTTACGTGCTTGAGGTCTACATCTTCATTGTTATCCATCACACGCCTCCAAATAATTTCAATGCCTCATCCTTACCGTGTGTAAGGTAGAAGTCATTGATGTCCATTGATGGAGGCAACGATACTATACGTGAGTTCATTACCTCTTGTGACACACGACGGGAGAACTCTGCTCCTGGGTTGGTGCCATCATCCTTGATGTCGTTATCACCTACAATATAAACTGTGTCGTAACCAGTAAACAACTTAACAAAGTGCGGCTTCCAAGCCTGTACTCCTGGCACACCAACAGCAGGTATACCAATCAAACCTGATACAACTACTGCATCTAACTCACCTTCACATATAACAATCCTATGCGAATCAATAGTTACATCAGCAACATTAAACAGGTGACCCTTCTGTCCTGTAGGTGCGCCATACTTAGGCTTGCCATCATCTAGCCTACGAAACTTAACGCCAACACACATACCAAGTGCAGTCAGGTATGGAATAGATAGCCAGCCAGTATGATTCTCGTGCCCATTGATAGGGTCAGTGACTAGACCTAATGAATACTGTAGTGCGATCTCTTCAGATATCCCACGTCCTTCGAGATACTCCAGTGCCTTTTCGTCCAGACTTTTGCGGTAATGTGTGACCGCTTCCAGCAACGATTTCGATTGCTCTTTTGAGTGCATCCTTAAACTCCAAGTTCTCTATGATACCGACAACATTTACTGCGTTGCCACCCTTTCCACAGGTGTGACAAAAGAATAGGTTGTCGTAAGTATTAATGACAGCACTACGCCTTTTGTCTGGGTGGATGCAGCATCTAACAGATGCGCTTCTACCTTCTCTTACTTCTCCTCCATAATGGAGAACAATTGCTGCTATGGGGATTGTGTTTGCATCAACGGGGCCTTTGAACCCTCCCGCTTTACGTACCCTGGACCAGTCTTGTGCTGACATACACACCCCTTGTCGTTGCAATTCTCGTGATACTTAGCCGCACGTTTGTAATGGCCCGCTGCATTTTCTACACCTGCGTTCATACATTTACTACAAATCATTTGAACTCCTTCAGTTCTGTTACTGGTACACGCCATCCACCGATGGTCTCATCTCTGTATTGTGCTGTTGCATACTCTTCAGGGTTAGACCAACCATAGACCTCAACCTGCGAGTAGTAATCCTCATCAATAATCTTTGTGCCTACTAGGATCTTGCCGTTATCCTTACTCCAGAATGGAATTGAATCACGTGTGCGTACTGTGCGTACCTCAAAGTTATTACCCACATCAGGCAACTTAGCCCGACGGGGATGTAGTTCATTGGGATACCAAGGTACATTCCAAGATGAGTCAGTAAGAGAAGCAACTGCCCACTCAGAGACGTTGGCTCGGACATTGGCAAGAAGTTCGTGCTCTAGGTAGCCGTTCTTCTTACCATCTGCATAGTTTGGTCTGTCTACAGAACCATACTTAGCAAGCCAACGCTCTGTGGCGAGCATCGTACAAACTCTTACTTCATCCCTACTCAGGCGTACTATCACTTGCCTCTTCTAAAGTAATTGAATCTTCAACCACTTCTAATACTTGTACGACTTCTTGTACAACTTCTGGTATTAGTATCTCTGTCGTTGTTATGTTTCCCTGTGGTACTGGCATTATTGTTTCTCCTTTAGCCATTGAGTTAAGTCTTGGATTACCCAAGCCTGATCTATTGATGCGTTGCGACGCTTAACTACAACGTAAGACATAGGTACTTCCCCGATACCTCTTGCCTTTGCATAGTTAAGCGCCTCAACTTGCGCTTCTCTCCAGAACTCAGGCAGGGAAAGGGTCTGCCTGTTCTTGAGTTCAAGAATGTAGGTTTCTCCAGATATGATAACAACCATATCTCCCTCATCCTTTGCCCCAGCCTTA